TTTTCCTTTTTTTTTATAGTGGTGAAAAAAAAACAGGTTTATGTTGGGTTTTTTTTATTTAATACATTGTATTAAAGTATTTAAGAATAAGTTTTGTATATTATAGTTTAACCTACTTGTGAAGTTCTGAAAAATACTTTGTGTGTAACCAAATATTTCCAGTTAGCGTCTAGCGGTTGACCATCGATACGTTGTCCGAATATAAGAGCGTTATGTTTAAATGGTACATCAATTGCTTGATCTGGTCCTGATAATGATAACCAAGGAGAACCTCTGCGAGCATCTACCTCGTTTCCTGACGAATTTACTACTGAATTACCTAATACACCTGGATTTATTGTTGTTAAATAAAGTCTACGTTTTTGGGAATATAATGCTTTGCTTTTACCTTGTAATTGTGCTAATTCTGATAATTGGTCTTGTGCTGTTGATGCTATTGGGAAATCTGAGTTCATATATTTAGTATTGACTTTTGTAATTTCTAATTGTGGGGAACCCCCTGGTAATGGAGTCCAATTAGCTCCTAATTGAACCTCTTGAAACATAGGAGTCAAACAAGTTACTATTTTATCTACTTTGTATCTAGCGAAAAGATTTTGAAAATCTGTATTTCCGGGTAATTGATTGAATTGTAAGTTTTCAAATGATATATAACCCATTGCTGGATAACTACCTGTACCTTGAGGAATTAAGTTAAATGTTACAACATTAGGGATAGTTTCTCTCATAAAACGATATACGTTAATATTTCTATAAGATAATTTTAACCTATTGTATGGACGGGCTTTGCCAATCTTACCTTTTCGTTTTGCCATCATGGCTTTACCTGCTCTACCCATTTTTTTGGTGGATTTGGATGTTCTACGTGGGGGTCTATACGTCTTCATATATTATATGTTTAGATATTTATTTCTAAATTAAAACGATTTAAAGTTAAATTATAGAAAGGTGGATTTTTGATTATATATTTAATTATATATATATATAAACTACTTAAAGATTAATTTCTAATAAGATAGTATAATGGACAATAAATATGTTAGTTCCGAAAGTTCTGAAATTTTAGGTAATACTCCAACTAAAATTTCTAAGCAAATACCTCCTAGGATACACCACTTTTTTACTTTTAATAATTATGATAGTTCCGATATTAAGGATTTGATTATAGTTTTTAATAATATTTGTAAAAGTTATTGTTTTCAAGAGGAAACCGGTGAGAGTGGTACTCCACATCTTCAAGGTATAATTAGTCTGAAAAAGAAACAACGTGATACTGAATTTGGCTTATCTGAAAAAATACATTGGGAAAAACCTAACAATGTAAGTAAATCATATCTATATTGTTGTAAGGAAGAAACAAGGACTGGAAAAGTTTATACTTTTAATTATAATCTTCCATATAAATTTAAAATACATACTCCAAGAGAATGGTTTAAAAAAGTTTGGGAATTAATAGAAACGGAACCTGATGATAGAGGTGTGTGGTGGTTTTGGTCTGAGGAAGGAGGGACTGGGAAATCTACTATGGCTAAGGACTTAGTAATGAATCATAATGCTGTTTTCTTAAATAAAGGTAAGTATGCTGATATTATTAATATTTTATATAATACTGATATGAATGGTAGAAAAATATGTGTTTTTGATCTGCCTCGAAATAATGGAAATAAAGTGTCTTATGATGCTATTGAATGTATTAAGAATGGATTGATTTGTAATACAAAGTTTGAAACTGGATATAAAGCGTTTGCACCTCCTCATATTATTATTTTTGCTAATGCACCTCCTGATGAAAGTAAATTATCTACTGATAGATGGAATATAGTTGAAATATAAATAAATTCAATTTAATTTTCATCATTAAAAAAGATAAAATCTCCTCCTACGTCGGAGATACGCCCTTCGGCTTTTCCTTTTTTTTTATAGTGGTGAAAAAAAAACAGGTTTATGTTGGGTTTTTTTTATTTAATACATTGTATTAAAGTATTTAAGAATAAGTTTTGTATATTATAGTTTAACCTACTTGTGAA